ATTGTTCTGTCCATCTTTGGATAGCTGATGAACGAGCTTCCTCAAATACTCTGTTAAAGAGCCATTCGAGGTCGACAGAAACCATTTTGGTTACCCATAATGGATACCCCTCCAACCGTTTACGGTTAGTGAGGAACTGTCGGTACACTGAGTTCACCCATTTTCCTAGATAAGACACTAGGAGAGCCTCTGTCCTTTTCTTATCGATAAGATAACTAAAGGAAGTTATGGGCGTCCCGAATACCTTTCCTTTTCGGAGCTGTGCTCCCAGGAAAGCTTCGAGACCAACCTGACATATGTCGGTGAACGCATATCGCGTTGTACCCGGCGTCAGCATAACTGCGAGGATCCAGTTTACTACCGGATGAACTTTTCTCGCTCGTATGAGCGGGTGAATGTAAGTCCAAACGTCTGGTCTCAAGATACGTTTCAATACATTAGTAACCCACCTTGTACTAGTCAGGGACATCCAACCACGTCTTGCCATACGCAGAGTAAATTCTACTCTCTCTGGTAAAGATGAAGCGTTTATCTCTTCCCGTAATGAAACGGGTGAGACATTGACGCCGTTGACGAATGTTTGATTAGCAAAGTTAAACATACCAAATTCTGATATGTGGCTTTTATGTAAGGAAAGGGGTACCTGTAGGACTTTCATTAGTCTTACATATTCCATGGCTACAGCGTAGTTTGCGATCACAATATCATCTCCCAGAACCATGTAGTCCCGGAAGTCGAGGAGTCGTGAGGGGTGCGCTGCACCACACATGACGGCTGCATATAGTACAAGTGCATGATGCACAAGTGCCATTGATGCCCAACTTGTTAACGCTCCCATCGGCTGTCCAGTAGAATACCGTATACGAGTGGGATGATTTCGATGGGCTTTGAGTGTAGAGCGCGGAACTAAAAAGTCCCGTTTTACCAAAAGATTGAACCAGGCTTGAACCACCTTTTCAGGCAGGACAACGCTGAATACAGCCCTATATAGCGCTAACGGAATTAAATCCGTTGCTGATTTTAAATCATAACTATATAGATGCTGGTATCCTCTTTTAGCAAACTCTCGAACTCGACCCTCTTGATCAAAAGTTGCATCTTGCGGTAAGAGATTTAATACATCAAACATCCAGTCATGGAGAGGTTTGAGGACGAAATTCGTCCAATAATCGACTATGGCAATGGTTCTCACCTTACCTGCCGCCTCATATAAATTATGTAGGCGTTGCAGAGTAGGGTTCCGGAATCGGATATCCTTGTTATTTAATCCAAGGAAGTGGAGAATGTAATCTTGCACCCAAGGTATTTCTTGAGATCCCTTGTTGGACACCTTTGCAATATCAGTTTTACCTGGAATACTATTTTCGGGATTTTGTATCCCGCCAGGTTTTACAATACTGAATAGAGCATTTTGTTGCCGGACCGCATCTATGATACCCATATTGAGGGCAAACATTTTAGCCGTCTTTCGGATGTTCAATAGAACGTCCTTCTGATTGGTGATCTCTAACCACTCTCTAATATAATTAGAGTCGCACCCAGTTACCTGTTGTGCGATGCTTCTGCCTTTCCGTGTAGTTACTAAATCTTTGGAATCGTTCGATGGAGAAGAATCTCTATCTAATAGAAACCATAGATAAGCATCTACGCCTGCACCAAATATGGTGATAGGATGGTTTGGACCAGCATGGGTTGAGAAAAATGTTCCTTTAACATGGAATCTAGGGCGCGGAGCCCCAGCAACATTAAAGAGGAAATCCCAAAAGAGCGTCGCAAAAACTTTGAAATTTTCAAAGGCTCGAGTTGTTTCTATTTGAGGGTGTTTAGCAGTAATTGTACCTGATGCTAAATGCGGTTCTTGCCAAGTTCCTAGGATTCCTTTATAGGCGAAAAGCATTGACGTCCATATATGGATATAATGCCGGTTTCCGGCACGTATGCCTGATCGCACAAATAAAGGAAGCATAGCCGGTAGCCCATGCACCAATCGGATACGAAATCCGAGGTGATGCGTGGATTCAAGGCGTCTGCCACCCAGGTAGGCGTTCACCACAAAAAGCATCATTTTCAAACGTGCAATTAAATGGGAAATACCGTTATGTACTAGGATAGATCTAAGCTTAAGTCCAAAGGAAGTTCGTTCCACCTCGTGAACAGTGGTCAGTGAAGAGCCTCGGCTCCACCATGACACTAGGTCATGCCATGTTTGGAACCACTTAGCAGTATTTCTACTGGTAAGTCCGATCATCGAAATTCTCTCAAAACCTCTCATTGTAGAAGTAGATAACTTGCTTTTGTGTAAAAAGCTTTTTAGACTGCTTTCGAACAGTGATAGGAAACGTCCTCGAGCCCTACGACCCGTGGAACAGTGTGAGGGTCTCAAATTGAGAAGCTCACCCCATGGAGTAGTGTAACCAGGATTGGGGGAATTTTGGGAAGTATCAAGAGGTGTCGAAGCCGGGTTTGAGTCACCAGGACCAGCGAGAACTTTTAAAGTTCTATTGCTAGTAATAGCAACTCGCATCATTACGATGTAATCTTGTTCCGAAAGGTACAAGATCGATCCGGGATTAACCGGGTCCACGACAGCGTAATTTCCTGCCTCAACACGCTCCCAATCAACTTTCGGAAATAACTTGTGGTTCGCTAAGATATATTGTGAAGCAGTCGAATGGAATCCTCTCAACTGTAAGATTGCAGTATAGTTATTGAAAAATAGCATATTGTATTTATTATTGTTGATGATTTTGTTTGAACTTCGACCTCTCTTTCCTCCTTTCAAAGAGGGGAGCAGATCGCGAGAAGGCTTCGCATAGCTCAAGGAAATTTCTGGTGGTCCTGTTAAGGACAAAACCATCCCTTATCCTTAAATCTAAATCACATGTGTCGGAAGGGTATGTGTGCAAAAGCTAGCTGCCTTAGGCCTTATTTTCAGAATTAGATGCTTTTGTGTATCAATTTTGGAAAGGTCATGGGACGCCGAGCGTTGCCCACTTGCTTTTTGAACTGCTTTCATTAGCAACTTATTTCGTTCATCGGATAAGATGGCTAGCTACACCGGATCAACCTGCCGATTAAGGCTTGTTTGGTGTCGAGTGCACGGGCTTACCAGACCCTGGTATTGACCCTGTACATGTATCTAGTACCTTCATCTCCAGATCGCGTGGAGAGACACGGAAGGATCCCTTAAACTATGAGGTGGGAAATTAATATTGAACATCTTGAGATCCAATTGGTCCCTGTGAAGGGAGCAACGTTTTTCTACTTTCGTAAAAGTAGCGGGTCGAGATGTCTCTATAAACCTCCGTTCATAGCGGGG